TGAAGAATAATGGCATTTCAGCATTACAAACAATTCAATTGCGTGCATCGCAATGGTCCACTGACCCAAGATTGGTTAGTTTAATAGCATTAGCTAAACAAGGACTGAGTCAAACTATTTGCGGTGATCGGTATGGTGAAGCTGTTGGATTGAAAGTATTGCATTGGCTGGCAAAAGAAGCTGCTGCTGGAGGTGATCCCGGAACTGGATCATCTTCCGGCAGTGGTTCTACTGGGATGCTTATTGGCGAACGTGAAGGGCAATTATCCCGATCATACGCCAAGCCGTTTAGCGGATCATCGGGAAATGGAATCAGTGCAGGGATTGAAGACTTCACCACAACCAGTTATGGACGTGAACTAATTGCTTTACTTAAGCAAGTAACTTTCTCAGCCCGGAATAGGACTGTGTAATGGCGCGAAAACCACGTGATGTGGATAAAGGGTGGGATGCTTTCAAAAAAAGAATAGAAAGCAATAAAGGTAGATCATTTACCAAAGTTGGTTTACCCACCGGGAGTACTCCAGCGGTAGTACCGGGAGAAAAGAATGGAAATAAACCATTTTTAGATTTAGTTCAAATTGGAGCAGTGCATGAATTTGGAGCGCCAAAACGGAAAATTCCTGAACGATCTTGGTTGCGATCAACTACTGATGAAGAACAGAAAAATATTGCCAAGATGATGAGTATATTGTATCCAAAAGTTATCGCTGGTAAGATGCCATTGAAAACCGCTTTGGGGCAAATCGGTGAGTATTTGGCCGGGAAAATGAAAAATAAGATACGTAATAAGATACCTCCAGAAAATGCTCCATCTACTGTTGCGCGAAAAAAGAATAAAAGACATAACGATGTTCCATTAATCGATACAGGGCAAATGGTTCAATCAATTACACATATTGAGGTAATAAAAGGGAAGTAACATGGCATTTGGTAGTGCAGGGCAATTTAAGCAGATAATAACGTGTATTCCTTCCAATCCGGGGTATTATACTTACGGAGAATGGTCTCAATCAGATACTACTTCTATTGAAGTTTGGATGTCTGTTCAACCGGCCAGCGATAGAGATATGAAAACTTTACCGGAGGGAAGGTATAGAGATGATGCTTATGTTTTGTATAGTGATTATGGTGATTTGGTAAGTTATGCTGAAGATAGGACTGGGGATAAAGTTATTCTTTACGGAGAAGAGTATGAAATTGCTCATAAACGACCATGGCAAAATAATGTAATCAATCATTATAAATATATTGCGGCAAAATTATGTTAACATATTATTTAAAAAGATCACTTTGGGATTGGGCAGTAGCAAATATTCCACGGGCGGTAACATTTGATACTGGAAGTATTACCGGGGGGTTTATTGAAGTTAATATTAATGGCACAGTGGTAAATCAACCTTTTGATACCGATAAAGAAACAACGATTACCGCATTAGCAGCAGCGATACTTGATCAAGTAGATGACGTATGTCAAGCTGAATTATATTATGATTTAAACAGGATAAAAATTGTTTCGTGTAATAATGTTTCTTTGACTATTGTTATTAATAATCAATTTTTAGGCGATATTATTTTTGGAGCAGAAAATTCAGTGACTGTGATTTGGATGAATGAAAATGGACCGCGGCCAGAGTTACCTTATATTTCTTTAAATATACTCTCACTGGAAAATAAGGGTGATCACGCAAATAATTACCCAGTAAATGATGATGGTATTTTGGAAGGATATCAAATTGTTGAATTTGTTTTGTCAATTCAGGCGTACGGCACCGAATCATTTCAATTGTTAAAAGATTTGGGATTATCTCTTAATCGTTTTTCAGTCCATAATGATTTAAATAGTAGTGATCATGTGGTCTTCTTTGATGATTTTGGCGGCGTTCGGGATATCAGCGCTATGATCGGTACACATGAAGAAAAAAGAGCATTATTGGAGTTACGTGGAAGGACTTTCGATCAATTTCAAGATAAAGTTGGCAAAATCGAAACAGTTAACGCAATTCAAACTGCAAAAGGTGCTCAATCAGATATTGTTTCCAATATTTCAATACCTTAATTATAGAGGAGAAAATTATGAGTCTACAGGAAATTGTAAATGTAGTAATCACTCAAGAAACTGCTTCAATAGAACAAGCAGGATTTTCAAAGGTTTTAATTTTAGGGACTAATGGGAATATCGCATCACGTACTCAGGAATTTACCGCTGCTGACGCAACACTTGCTGCTGCTCTAAATGGAGGGGTAAACGCTGCTGAGTATAAAGCTGCTGTTGATTTAAAAGCGCAATCCCCATGTCCTCCCACATTTAAAATTGGATGTATTGGTATCGCGAAAGTATTGACTGATGATGCTGGAACATACACTGCCGGGAGTATAAGTCTGGATATAAATGGAAGCACTATCACCGAAGCATACGACTCTGATAAAGATACAACTCTCACTAATCTGGCAGCTACAATTCAAGCGCTTGCTTCAATAAGTACTGCGGTGTACTCATCAGTGGCTCATACGATTACTATTACTCCAATAGCTACTGAAGCAATTGGTATTACCAATATAGATTTAACCGGAATCACTGGAACCATGGCTGCGATTGCGGTTACTACTACAGGATCAGCAACAGAATCTATCACCAATGCATTAAATAGCATTATTACTGAAGATACTGATTGGTATGGTCTGGTTACCGTTACCCGTACTCAAGCAGATCAAGAAGATGCTGCTGAATGGGTTGAATCGAATGACCGATTGTACTTTGCTGGAGATAATACTCAAAATATCTTTGACGTCACCGATGCGCTGGATAGTAGTACTTTACCAGCGGTATTGAAAGCAGCAGCGTATGCCCGAACAGCAGTAGTGGCAACACTTAATGCCGATACTGAATACCCTGATGCTGCTCTCTTTGGTAAACTTTTGCCATTGACTCCGGGAAGTTATACTTCTAAATTCAAAACTTTAGCATCTATCACAGCCGACAGTCTGACCAATGCGCAATCGGTAAATGCACGGGATAAATACGCAAATACTGATGAACCTGTTGCTGGTAAGAATATTATCCGGGAAGGCACAGTTGCGGAAGGTGAATATATCGATATAATTATTTTTATTGATTGGTTAAAGGCACGTATCCGGGAAGAAGTCTATTCCGTACTTGTTAAGAATTTGAAAGTACCTTATACCCCAGCAGGATTGGTTCAAATAAGCTCAGCAATAGAGCAAGTACTACGGATAGGTCAAAATAACGGTGGTATATCAGATTATTCTCAGGATGAGGATGGAGTACAAAATGGTGGATTCATCGTGACTTTGCCTGATTATGATGATATATCGGCTACAGACAAAGCCAATCGTGAATTGAATAATGTGCAGTTTACGGCATGGTTGTCCGGAGCAATTCATACGGTTAATATTTCAGGAGTTGTTACTTATTAATTTTAAAGAGGAGTGCTATCATGGCATTATACAATTATGATCCAAAGAAAGTGATCATTACAGTCGCTGGAGTAACTATCACGGGATTGTCTGATGATTTTATTGAATGCGATCGTGATGAGGATAGTTTTATGAAACGAAGCGGAGCGGATGGTATAGTTAGCCGGGCAAAAAATCCAAACCGATCTGGATTTATCAATATTACACTTCACACCACCTCTCCCAGCAATAGTGTATTGACTGGATTGGTTACTGTGGATGAGTCCACAGGAGCAGGAGTAGTCCCGGTAGTAATTAAAGAGGTAGATACTGGATCATCTTTAATTAGTGCTTTTGCTTGGGTACGTAGACCAGCGAAAGTGGAATATGGAAAAGAAGTAAAGGATAGACAATGGACTCTTGATTGTGCTGATTTAGATATTGTTGGCGTGGGTACATTGGCTGTTAGTTAATCTTTTAATAACACACTGGAGGGTGCATGAATACTATAGATACGCGAGTTAATGGGGTGCGTGTATTAGTTACTGAAAAAACCGCAGTTCAATCTTCATTATTGTTGGCAAAACTTATAAGATATTTTGGTACGGGTTTGGTTCAAGTTATAGATAGCTTAAAAGATTTGTTTACTAAAGGTATAAAAAATATTACTGAGTTAATGAATCAAGATGTTCGTTTAGATGGTTTTATTGTAGCTATAAATGATATTGGACAAAAACTTGAACCAGAAACTTTTGTTAGTCTACTTCAAGAAATTACTTCAGGAGTGCGCGTGCAGCATCCAACAAATGCTTCAGAAATGATTGAAGTAAATGTGGACACGTTTGATTCAGTATTC